GCCTACCTCAATATCGCCGGTGCGAAAATCATCAGCAAAGCATATCCATATGATCATGAGGTAACGGAAGTTCCCGCCAGATATGCATTCCTGCAGTGTGAAATTGCAGCATATCTGCTGAACAAGCGTGGTGCTGAAGGTCAGCTCATTCATAGTGAGAACGGCATTTCCCGTACTTACGGTAGTGCAGATGTTCCAACGGCTATGCTTAATGCGATCACTCCTGTTGTGGGGGTGCTCTGATGAGAACCATGAATCGCAATAAAATTCTCATTCATTATGCCAATTATCGTGACAAAAATCCAATTAAGGATGAGTACGGTAATCTGACGGGTGAGTATGAAACTACGTATGGCAACCCAGTTGCGGTCAAAGCGAATGTATCTGCCGCCCGTGGTGAAGCTACAACCCGTCAGTTTGGCGATGATGTGAGTTATGACCGAGTCATCGTACTGGATGACCCTAACTTCCCCGTCAAAGAATCTTCCCGATTCTGGATTGATACCCCTCCTGAGATTCAGGAGGATGGTAGTACTAAGACCACTCACGATTATATCGTGAAGCAAATTGCTGTCAGTCTTAATAGCGTTTCTATCGCGGTAAGCAAGGTGAATGTCCGTGGCTAAGGTAATCAAAATGGATTTGAGTTCTTCTAGTATCGCTAAGGCAATTAAGGAGCTCAAAGAGTTTCGAGATTCACTTGAGGCGAAGAAGAAAACACTGTTGGAGAGACTTGGCGAAATCGGTGTGCGTGAGGCATCCGTGAGATTCACAACAGCCATGTACGATGGTGTGAATGATTCTAACGTTAGCTTGAAGGCCACTAATGAAGGCTATACCATCGTTGCGGCTGGTCATGCAGTTGCTTTTATCGAGTTTGGTGCAGGTGTTTATTATAACCCGACCGGCCCCTATTACCCAGCGGCCAAACCGGCTGGCATCGTAGGTATTGGTGAGTATGGTGATGGTAAGGGCAAACGAAACACATGGTATTACAACGGTGATCCTGGTACCAATGGTGAAGTGCAGCCGAATGGCGCTGTGAAAACACATGGTAACCCAGCGGCAATGCCTATGTGGTGGGCGAGTGAAGAAATGCGAAGCAAAATAATGCAAATTGCAAAGGAGGTGTTCGGATGATTGATATCGAGAACGAGGTGTTTGACAGAGTTGCAAAACGGGTTCGTGAGCAATTTCCGGACATCTATATGGCGGGCGATTATGTAAAATCCCCGTCTTCATTCCCGGCGGCTTTTTTGGTAGAAATGGATAATTCAATTCGTACATCTACGGTGGACAGTGGTTCCAATGAGAATCATGTCGACGTGATGTACGAGGTGCAGGTCTACTCTAACAAGACTGTCGGCAAGAAATCTGAGTGCAAGGCAATTATGGCACTTATCGATGAGGAAATGACCGCAATGGGTTTTGTGAGATCTACTCTCACACCTGTCCCGAATGAGTACGATTCTACTATCTATCGGATGGTTGGTCGTTATCGTGCGGCTGTTTCCGCGGATCACAAAATTTTTAGGAGGTAATTAACATGGCTATTTCTACTTATAAGTCTTTCCTGATGTATAAGCAGTCTTCTACTTGGGAAAAGCTGATTGACATTAAGTCCTTCCCCGATCTGGGTGGTGCTCCTGAACTGCTGGAGACTACCACTCTGTCCGATTCCATGACCACCAACATCATGGGTATTCAGTCCCTGGACGCACTGAAGTTTGAGTGCAATTACACCAAGGCTGACTACACCAAGCTGAAGGAAATGGAAGGCGAAGACATGGCATTCGCAGTCTGGCTGGGCGGCTCTGAGGCCGGCGGTGTTGCTACTCCCACCGGCGAGGACGGTAAGTTCGAGTTCAACGGTCAGCTGTCCGTATTTGTTAACGGTGGTGGCGTCAATGAGGTCGTCAACATGACTGTAAGCATTGCAGCTTCCACCCCCATCACTCTGGGCGCAGACGCCTAATTTTATAAAGGAGACTATTTATGAGCAAGCAGCTTAATTTCGATTACAAAGGAACCAAGTACACCCTGGAGTATACTCGCAGAACCGTAGAACAGATGGAGAAGTCTGGCTTTGTCGCTGAGGACATCAAGACCAAGCCTATGCTGATGCTGCCCCAGCTGTTCGCCGGCGCGTTCCTGGCACATCATCGCTTTGTGAAGAGCGAGGTTATTGACGAAATCTATTCCAAGATGACGAACAAGGGTGAGCTTATCGGCAAGCTGGCAGAGATGTACAACGAGCCCATCCTGGCGTTGATCGATGAGCCTGCTGAGTCTTCGGAAAATTTGACCTGGACTCAGAGTTGGTAACTTCCTCAGGGTCCGTCGAAGGGGGCGGGTCATCCGCCCCCTTTTCTAAAAGTTACACCCATACGTTTTATGAAGTTTTCCCATTTTACCTTTCTATAGGTATGAGTCCAGAACAATATTGGGATGGAGATCCTACACTAGCTCGTTATTATCGCAAAGCTGAAGAAATGAGGCAACAGCGAAAGAATGAGGAGCTATGGTTGCAGGGCATGTATATCTATGAAGCACTTTGTGATGTTTCTCCCATATTCCATGCGTTTGCGAAGCGTGGTACGAAGCCTGTTCCGTACACTGATCATCCTTATTCTATCACGAACAAAGAGCGTGAGGCGGAAAAGGAACGAAAGCACAAATTGGAGCAGGAGAAGGCGAAGCAATACATGCTGGGTAAGATGGCTAAGATTAATAAACGTTTCGAATCTAAATAAGAGAGGATGTGAGTGTTATGGCTGATGTTGAATCTTTGGAATTACAAATTACTGGTGATGCCCGAAGTGCAGAACAAAGCATTGACTCACTTATCAATACTCTCGGTAGGTTGAAAACCGCTGCACAGGGCGGCAGCGGTTTGCGGGCCATTGCTAATCCGTTACAGAAAATCAGTAATGCTGTGAATACACTGAGTGGTTCTGGTCAAAAGCTGAAGGATCTTGCGACTGGTCTGAGTGCAGTTGGTAAGGCTAGTAATTTCACGATATCCACCAACATTGCAAATCAGATCAATAAGATCAACGAAGCGGTCAAGAACACCACAACTGATTACAGCCCGATTACCAATTTGCATGCTGCGCTGCAGCCGCTGGCTAACCTGGATAAGGGCGGCTTAGGTACTATTACAAGTCAGCTTAAGAAGTTACCGCAGGTGGTGGCTGAACTTAATAAAGTTGACATGGCGGCCTTTACTGCCAAGGTTAAGGAGCTTGCCGCGTCGTTACGACCTCTTGCTGATGAAATGCAGAAGGTAGCTAATGGTTTTTCGGCATTCCCGGCGAAGATCCAGCAATACATTTCGTCTAGTTCCAAAGTCGCTTCTACGAATAATTCTTCCTCCATGTCTTTCGTAAGTCTTGGAGCAAGCATAGGCTACGCGATTGGCTTTTTGCGTAAGGCCGGCAGATTCTTCGCATCGCTGATAAAGGAATCCAATAGTTATATCGAAAACATGAACCTGTTTAAGGTATCTATGGGTAAGTACGCTCAAGAGGCGGCAGATTACGCCAGTAAGGTTGGCGATCTCATGGGCATTGACCCTTCCGCTTGGATGCGAGATCAAGGTGTGTTCATGACATTGGCCACCGGTTTCGGTATCGCGGGTGATAGAGCGAAGGTAATGTCTCAGCATTTAACTCAGTTGGGATACGACCTTTCTTCCTTCTATAACATTTCTGTAGAAGAAGCCATGCAGAAGGTAAAGTCCGGTTTCTCTGGCGAACTTGAGCCGCTGCGTAACCTTGGTTATGACCTTTCCCAGGCAAAGTTGCAAGCCGTTGCAGCAAGTCTTGGTATTGATAAGCTGGTGTCTAGCATGACCCAGGCTGAGAAGGCCGAGCTTCGTTACTATGCTGTCATGACTCAGGTAAAGCATGTCCAAGGCGATATGGCTCGTACTTTGAATGATCCCGCAAACCAGTTGAGAGTTTTGCAGGCGCAGGTTACCCAGGCTGCTAGAGCATTCGGCAACCTGTTTATCCCGGTTCTGAATGCGGTTCTTCCGGTGGCTATTGCTGTTACCAAAGTCATCACGATGTTGGCTCAGGCAATTGCATCTCTGTTCGGCATCGAGTTGGCGGTAGATTTCTCCGGAACAGGTATTTCTGAGTTGGGCGCTTCTGTTGACGATGTTTCGGCAGGCCTCGGTGGTGCTGCCGGTAAGGCAAAGGAACTGAAGAAGGTTTTGCTCGGCATCGATGAGTTGAACGTTATGACCGATCCTTCCTCTGGCGGGGGCGGTGGTGGCGCCGGTGGATCCGGATTTGATTTCGAATTGCCTGATTATAATAACTTCCTTGTGGAGGAAGCTAATCAGCGAATCAATGAAATCACCGAGAAACTCAAAGAGTGGCTCGGTATAACTGGAGAGATTGACTCTTGGAGTGACCTATTCGAAACCAGACTGGGTCGAATTCTAGGAGACATTGGTGCCATTGCGGCAGGCTTTGCGGCATGGAAGATTTCGACTGGTGTAGTCAAGGTCTTGGATAAATTGTCGAAGCTGAAAGGTTTCACTTTTGGCGCTGGCTTTATTGGATTGACCGGTTTCATGTCTGATCTCAACGAGCTCAGTAAGTACGTTGAGGACTTCTTGGCACACGGTCCTACATTCCACAATGTAGCCGGTATGATTAGCGAGTTCGCTGGCGCAGTAGGCGATGCTTTCTTTATTCTAGGTAAGATTGAAACCGGTGGAGTATTGAAGATCGTACAAGGTATCGGCGAGGTCATTGTTGCTATCGAAGACGCGATCAAGAATGGCGCAGACTGGGAAACTTTCAACACCGGTATTCGCGGTATGACTAATATCGTAATTGGTCTTGGCGCTCTGAATGGTGAGTGGGACCTAGTCGGTATTGCAATTACAGTTCAGGGTTTAACCTCTATCATCACAGAATTGGCTGACAACTGGGAAGCTATCAAATCTGGAGACTGGAGCGGAGTCGACAAGGCTGCTCTTGTCATCGGTGCGATTCAGGTTTTCGGTGGCATTGCGGTTGCACTTGGTAAATTCGGTGAGATTAAGAAGGCTATTAACACCGGCGAAGCAGCGAAGGGTTTGACGGAAGTAGCTGAAACTACTACTACCGTTAGTACCGCCACTTCTAGTCTCACTACAAAACTTACCACACTGGTGAAGGACCTGGCCCTCGGCATCGTGATTATCGCTGAAGTCGCTGCTGCGGCCGCGCTGATTGTTGGTGCTATCTGGTTGCTCGGTTTGGAACTGGAGCAGGTTGGTATCGCGTGGGAGCCTGTGATTGCGAACGGCAATACGGTTCTCGCTGCACTTGGCTTAGGCACTGCCATCCTAGTTGCAGTTGGTGGCGCTACATATCTTCTGGGTTCTCTCGGCACGACGGTTGCGGTTCAGATTGGTATCGGCACCCTCATCCTGGCCGAGCTAGGTGTTGCATCCCTGCTGTTTATTGCTGAGATCTGGGCCATCGGTGAAGGCTTGAACGAAATCGATAAGGCGTGGAAGCCGGTGCTCAAAAATGGCGAGGACATTGCCAAGGCGATCGGTCTTGGAACGGCATTGCTTGTTGGCATTGGTGTGGTAACTGCTGCACTGGGTGTCGCCACAGTAGCATCCGCGGGCGCGCTACCTGTTGCTATCGCTCTAGGTACTGCAATGCTGGTCGAACTCACCGCTGCGTTTATCGTATTTACGGATAGTTTGATTGACGTTGCTGACCAGCTGACGGATGACTTGCACCCGGCCCTTAAGGACCTGTCGAGAATTCTCCCGGATCTGACGAAAAACATGGAAGAATTCACCACATTCATGGTGAGCTTTGTTGACAAAATCATCGTTTTCACGGGTACTAGCACGATTGCTGGCATCGCAAATACTGTAAATAAGGTTGTAGGTTTCTTTACCGGCAGTCCTATCAAGACGCTGACTAAGGAAATCGACAAACAGTATGACGAGATGGAAGATCTCGTTGAAAGTCTCAACAAGATTGTCCCTGTCATTCAGGATGCGGACAGACTGATGGGTGAGTTCAACGATACTATGGGTAATCTGAAGGCAAGCGTTGGCGCTGACGGTAAGACCCCCGGCAGTATCGGATATACCATTACAGTCGGTGTGAAGCTGGCTAAGAGTGGTTGGACATCCGTCCAGAGCTGGATCGGTGATCTGACAGCAAAGCTGAAGATCAAGTTACCCACTGTCAAGGTTGAATGGTATACCTCTCCCTACGCAGGTGCTTCTACTTCTATTAAGTATCCTAAGTTCAAGGTTGAGTACTATGCCGCCGGCGGTTTTCCGGGTCAAGATGGTCAGCTCTTCGTCGCTAACGAGGCGGGCCCCGAGCTAGTGGGTACTATCGGTAGCAGAAATGCAGTTGTCAACAACGATCAGATTGTTGAGTCTGTCTCTCGCGGTGTCTACCAGGCGGTCGCTAGAGCCATGACTGAGTCTGGCAGCGGCCAGGTTGTCGAGGCCAAGGTCAATGACAAGGTACTGTTTGAGGTAGTCGTAAATCGTAATCGGCAGGAAACAATGAGAACGGGTTATAGCCCGTTAATGGGAGGTGTGTAAAGATGGCTAAATTGGATACTACGGGTTCGTGGAAAGTCAATGATAGTGCTCTTTACGTCCCTTCTGCCGGTATTCAGGTGAGTCATACCAACCTGGCTGGATCCTCGTCTGGTAGAACAGAAGATGGCGTCATGCACATCGACTGGATCAGACGGGATATCCGCAAAGTGCATTTGCAGTGGAAGGTTTTGACTGCCAGTGAATTGAACTACATTCTGGATCTTATGCAAGGTAAGGAATTTACCCTTACCTTCAAAGATCGAGGCAAGGTGCAAACCATGAATGCCTATTCGTCTGAGAGCTCCTACACTTACTATAGTGCAGCTCTTGGAGAGGACATCTACACAGATGTCAGTATCAACGCTATCGAGATGTAAAAGGAGGGGTCGATGAATGTTAAGAAACAAGCTTGTGCGAAGTGATGGCAGTGTCATCGACTCCTCTGTCATCATTTCATGTGAATATACAGAGGAAGTTAACAGCAGCACAAATCTTTCCGTAGGTGACGTTACGGCATCTGAGATTGCTGTTGAGATTCTATCCACCGATGCTATTCAGCAGGATGACGTTATCACCTATTACGTTATCGAAGACGGTGTGGAGACTAAAATAGGTGTATTTAACGCAGAAAAACCTACCGTAGCGACGAGAACCAGTATGAGGTTCACGGCCTACGATAACATAGCAAAAAGCGAAAAGAATTTCTCCGGTTGGTTACGAGAGAATCAGAGTTTGTTCCCAATGACTCTTTTCGCACTGGTGCAATATGCATGCTCCTATTGCGGATTGACTCTTGCTACTACGGATTTTCCCCATACAGGTCTGTCTGTGAATGCTTTCTACGCAGATAACATCACATGTCGACAGATCCTTAACTGGGCAGGTTCCATTGCGGGTAGATTCATTAGGGCAAATGCAAATGGAGAAGTGGAGTTCGCCTGGTATGGCGCCACATCTGATTTTACTATTCTGCCGCACAAGAGCACTGACGTTGGCACAACGGTCTCTGTCGTTGATGATGGTAAGGGTAACTTATCTATTACATCTGACGACATTGAAGTGATCGATGATGGAGCAGGTAATGTCACTATTAAATCGAAAGATGTTGCGATCCTCACGGATGAGAGTGGCATTGTATTTGCTTCCGGTAAGTCGTTCCCTTATTTCCAGGGCAGCTTGACTTACGAGAATTACTCTACAGATCTGATTGAGCGAGTACAGGTCAATCATTCTGAGGATGATGTTGGTGTTATTTATCCCACTGAGGTCAGCGGAAATTGTTTCACTATTTCTGAGAATATGATCCTGGGTGTAACCTCAACCGACATTGTGTCTCAGATTGCGGCCGGCCTATACTCACAACTTAAAGATATTTCCTACGTTCCGTGTTCTGTCACTATTCCTAGAACAGCTCGGATTCGTGCCGGCGACATCATTAACGTAACCGATTCTAACGGGCATGCGTTCGTTAGCTATGTGATGAAAGTAGTAATCGCAGCAGGCGGTACAAGCTTGACTAGCACCGGCGATAAATCTTACGAGAGTAATGCTGCAGTGGCCTCCGAAAAGTACTCTAATCTGACAGGTAAGCTCCTGACCATTAAGAAGAGCGTGGACGGCCTTGAACTTAAGCATGCGGATCTGGACGGTAGACTTGCCGCAATTAAAGTTGACGTGGACAGTATTGATAGTTTTGTTGGTGGAAAAATTGAAGATGCTATCAATGACTATGACTTGCGTGTTGGTACAAAATTGTCTCAAACAGAAGCCGGTTGGGAATACAAGTTTGGCGAGGTAACTGGAGATGTCAGTGGTCTTAGTGAAGAAGTCCAGCGACAGCTTGAGGAGCGAAAGGCTTATATTCGCTTCGAAGATGGAAACATCTATTTGGGTAGGGCTTCTAGTGAGATTATGCTTATTTTGAAAAACAATCGTATATCTTTTGTTCAGAATACAGTTGGTTATCCCGAATTAGCCTACATTTCGAATAATATTTTGTACATTACCGAGGGCGAATTCCTGACTCAGTTGAGAATCGGCAAATTCGGTTTCACCCCTGGTGCAAACGGTAACCTCAGTTTTAAGAAGGTGGTGAGTTAAGTGATTTCGTTGGGTTCTACAAGATGGACATCTTCGTCCCCTAATATCACATTAAGCTTTGCATACGAAAAGCAGCGTTCTGGCGCGAATATGCAGTACCGAGCACAAATCACTGTTTCCACTGTTAGCGGTTCCAGTTATTTCGGATACCCCATTTATCTGAAATTGAGCATCGGTGGTACGCAGCAAGAGGCCGTAACGTTAAAGACCGCATATCCTTCCCAGTGGACGAGTGCAATTACGTATACCTCTCCCTGGTATACGGTGTCCAATAAAACAACCGGCACTACACCTGTTTCGTTCAATGTATACTCTGACTTGGGTAGTGTGAGAAACGAAACATACACGTACAACATGGGTGTTGATCCCGCTGCGTCTGTTATTTCAGTATCTAACGGCACCCTGGGTACGTCACTGACATTAAGCTTGACGCGGTATAACAGTAGCTTTACCGATACCATCACATACAAGTGTGGTAATGCGAACGGAACCGTTACTTCCGGTTCCACCTCAGCGAGTATTGCTTGGAATACTAGCAACGGTAACACTGTGGCATTGGCTGCTCAGAACACCACAGGTAAGTCAGTGGAAGTTACTTTCACCGTCACTACCTATAGTAGTGGCACACCAGTAGGTACGAATACTGCGAAAGTCACAATGGCGATTCCCGATTCTGTAAAGCCTTCTGTAGAACTGAGCATTTCAGATGCCGCAGGATACAAAAATACCTACGGAGCGTATGTTCAAGGTTATAGTAAGTTAGCAATTACTGCCACCCCCACCTTGGCGTATGGTTCCCCCATTACCAAGTATGAAATTGTGGCTGACGGGGCATCGTATGCTACCTCTCCTGTAACAACCGGAGCTTTACGAGGCAAAGGTGTGCTTACAATAACCGCGAAGGTTACCGATGCTCGTGGTCATACTAGCGAACTGGAAACCAAAGACATCAGAGTATTGGAGTATGCGAAACCGGATGTAACCGTGTCTGCATATCGATGTGATTCCAACAGCATTGCAAATGAGGAAGGTGCTTATGTAAAAATCGAAGCATCGTTCACAACCGCAAGCCTTAATGGCACAAATATTCCCACATACCGAGTGTCACATCCCGGTGGTGTGGCAACTGGTCGTGGAGCAAGTTACACCTCTGATGCAATTCCATGTGATGTATCTTTGGCACACACTATCGAAGTGACGGTCACGGATGAGTTGTCCAGTACGACAAAACAGGTGCCAATCTCCATAGCGTATACCCTCATGGATTATTACGAATCTGGTAAGGGTGTTTCTTTCGGTAAGGTTGGCACTCGTGATGGTTTCGATTGTGCGATGCCGGCGTACTTTACTGGGAGCGTTGTATTCGAGAATGGATTCACGGACGCTTCCGATACCGGTTGGGTGACGTTGAATGATACTACAAAGTATCGCTATAAAAACGGTTATGTTACCGTAATTGGCGGAAGTTATGGTCACCTAACGCTTACAATCGATGCGTATACCAGTGTAGGAACGTTACCGCCGGCGTACCGACCCGCATTACAAATTCCGATAGTGTATCACATGGTTGGAGGAAACCCGATAGCGCAATCTGGTTTTATTCAGTCGACCGGATCAATTGAATTGTATTCTAAGTCCGAATACACAGATTATTGGGCGTTTTCCGTGACTTATCCGGTATAACATATCGAAAATATATTGCTAAGTTAGAACGAGGTAAAGGGGGCGTTAACATGGGCGAACTACTCGCCACCATAGGCAAATGGTGGGTTACCTGGGTCTTAGGGCTCATCGGTACCGGAATTATTGCGGGATTCCGTGTGCTATATAAACGGCAGAAGGCTGCCGAAACTAGACAGGCCGCTCTGGAGAGTGGCATGCAAGCGATCCTCCGAGATCGCATTCTGACATCCTACTATCATTATCACGAAAAGGGTAAGATTACCCTTCATGGTTTAGAGAATGTAGAGGCAATGTACAAGAGCTACCATGATCTTGGTGGTAACGGTACGATGACTCGTCTCGTTGACATCATGCGTGAGATGGAAGTTATCGATGAATAAGGAGGGATGATATGTCAACACTGAAAACCCTTACTGTAAATGGAGTCACGTATAAGGTGACTCAACCAGTTCCTCAAATTAGCGTCACGCTGTATGCTAATGCATGGACCGGTAGCAATAATCGATATTCTCAGGTCGTATCCGTCCCAAGCGCTACTGCGAAAAGCCAGGTGAATTTGATCCCGAGTTTGGAGCAGGTTGAAATCTTCTACGAGAAAAACATTACGTTTGTCACCGAGAACGATGGTACTAAGATCACAGTATATGTTATCGGTCAGAAGCCCGTGAACAATTACACCATGTCTGCGGATATTGTGGAGGTATCCACAAATAGCAACAAGATCTATGGCTCCTTGGTAACTACACCGTTACATCCCGATAAGATCGTTCCCGCAGGAATTGTAAAGTCCATTAACGGCATCACCCCTGATGAAAACGGAAATGTTGTCGTGGACGGTTTCACAGAAGTAGACAAAGAAGAGCTCGTAAATGACGTGCTTGCGGCACTTCCTGCAGCAGAGGGGGTTAGTTACTAATGGCATATAGAAAAGTAGATGATGCAAGCTTGTCTAGTGTGGCTAACGCCATTAGACAGAAAGGTGGCACATCTGGCAAGCTTGCTTTCCCAAATGATTTTGTATCAGCTATCAGTAACATTGAGACAGGTAGTGGCGAGCCTAGTGCTGTTCTAGGAACAAAGAACATTAACGCAAACGGCACTTACAATGCTGCCAGCGATGGGTTGGATGGTTTTTCAACTGTAAATGTAAATGTTCCTTCCAGCGGCATTGATACCTCCGATGCAAACGCTACCGAAAACGACATTCTTAAAGGTGCAACCGCTTATGTAAACGGTCAGAAGATTACCGGTAAGCATGAGTGTGAGGATGGTATTGATACCTCCGATGCAACCGCTGATGCTGGTGATATTGCCCAGGGTGAAACAGCTTATGTGGACGGTCAGAAGGTAACAGGACAAGTCCCGGTCGTGGGATCGGGTAGTACGAAAGCGGCTGTATTTGATGAAATCTGGCACGATACAAGTGCTGGCGGTCATAGGGTAGCTGCACATCTTAACCAGGACACTCTGATTAGAGCTGGCGGTGAGGTGGATACGGTAGTTCCTGGAACCAGCTTTGGTGATGCTGTCCCCGAAGCGGTTCTGGTAGGACATACCTTTACTTCCAAGGAAGGTGTTAACATCCCAGGCACTTATAGTCCTGCGGAGGTGAACTTGCAGATAAAGCGAGTAGCACCTACAACCAGCTTCCAACAGGTCAATTATGACGCTGCTGATGGATATACGGGTCTGGCAAGAGTTGAGATCGAAGCCATCCAGACACAGAGCAAGGAAATCTATCGTAACGGCACATATACACCGGATACGGGCAAATTCTTTGATTCTGTCACGGTCAACATCTTGACGGATGCAAAGCTGGGCGAAGCCACATCTTACACTTTCGGTCAAATCGGTATTACCCAGACAAGCACCACAACGAGTTACACCTGTGCAGAATCCACCCATGTTGAAGATGGAGAAATCATTCTGGACAACCCTGTATCTAAAACATTCACAATGAAGTCTAGCGATACTAGCGGTGCTTGTTTCGATGCTATAAAGGGTATGTATTTCCAGAAGTCCGGTACAACTTACTATGTTCCCCCAGATTGCTCCATTGTGAGAAGTGCAGTAAAAGGTGCTGGTAACGCAACAACTGGCTATGCGTACAAGGGTAGTATTTACCCAGTTGTCGTTGATGCTGGTACTGTCATGGGAACAAAGACCATTACAGAGAATGGCACTTATTATGCTTCTGATGATGGTTTTGATGGCTTTGAGTCTGTTAATGTCAATGTGGAGCTGCCTCCCATTGAAGCTTCTTCCCGTGGTACTGCGTCTGACTTAGCAAGTGGCAAACAGCTCTATGACGAGTACGGAAATTTGGTTACTGGTACTCACGAATGTGAAGAAGGTGTCACCTTACCAACCCTTACCAAACCTGGTTCTGCTGCGGATCTGGCAGAGGATATGGAACTTATTGATGCCGATGGTAAGGTGGTTACTGGTAGCATCCAGACCTTTGATAGTGGTGAGGGTGTGCTTCAAGCATCTGGTACACCTAGCTATTCGAGTATGTTTGGCGGTTTAGGTTTTAAGAAAACCTTTGACAAAGACCAGCTTTTCCGAGAGGGTTCGTTCATAACAACTTATTGCGATGGCGAATTGGGTACAGCCACAGCAGCAGATGTTGTGAAAGGAAAAACTTTCACTTCCGATTCTGGCTTGCTGATTGAGGGTACACACGAATGTGAGGAGGGTGTCACTCTACCTACCCTTACGAATCCTGGTACTTCTGAGGATTTGGTTTCTGGTAAGCAGTTGATTGGTGCAGACGGATCTGTAATCGATGGTGGCGTTATGGAAGTGGTGTCCGGTCATCATTTTTCCACATCCAAAGAAGTGTCTGTGGAATTTAACGAAGTACTGCAAAAGATAACGGCAACTGGCATCGTCAGAGAGCCTGGACTTTGCAGACTAGGCTCTTATCTTGAGGTACAATGCGAAGCCAGTAAATTTGGTAACGCAACGAGAGATAAAGTGCTGCAAGGAGCAACATTCACTTCTGAGAATGGTGTGGAATTGGACGGTTCTATGGTAAACCGTGGTTCTATGAGCAATACCATCGATGGTATCAACACTACAAGCGTATCTGGCAATGATGGCTATTATGCTGGAGTATCTGTCACATTCGACAGCTCCGCAATCGAAGCATTGTTGGATGCACTTTAAGGAGGTTTGGAAATGAGTATTGAAACAAGTATCGCAAGAGTAGCTGGTCAAATTCAGAACCAGACCGATTTAATTGCACAGATCAAAACCGCCCTGGCAGACAAGGCGGCTAAGGCTGGCGGTCTGGATTCCACGGCATCCGCTTTGCTTATTGCCATTTTGCGGAACGCTGTATACAGCACAGACCAGTCCGCAAACATCACCGCCCTTGAAGAAGCCCTTGCATCAGGCGGAAGTTCTGGCGGTGGTAACGAAGAACCCGACAACCCCGAAGCAACCCTTTCCAGCATTTCCGCTGTCTATTCTGGCGGCTCTGTGACCGCTGGAACGGCTGTGAGTGCTTTGTCTGGCATTGTGGTTACTGCCCACTATTCTGACGGAACAAGTGCAACCGTGACCGGGTACACCTTGAGCGGCACGATTGCCGAGGGTAGCAATACCATTACCGTCAGCTATGGCGGCAAGACTACCACATTCACGGTGACTGGTGTGGCAGAAAGTGGTGGGGATGAACCTAGCAGCGACAGCGAAGAACTGATGAGCGAAGCCAATATGGTTTTGGCAGACCATGCTATCTATTGCAACCCCACATATAGTTTCTATGAGATGCAAGAAAAGAACGGGCGCAATGTCTATGAAATCCCAGTGGAAGCAGGGACAACTTACGCACTTACGATAGTTAATGTCAACCAATATGGCACTCCGTATTGGGCAGAGGTTACAATGAACAATCTCAGTGCAAACGTCACCGCAATTTCTGCTGAAAAGATTACGGATTTTGCAACAGTAGGTTCTCGCATCACATGGACATTTGATGGCAACACGGCAAGAACAACTGATGTTGTTACCGAAAAGAAAGACGATGGTTTGTGGCACAGAACAGTCTTTATCACTCCTGCAATCAGTGGCTATTGGTATACGTGGAACGCAGCTGCTATTACTGATAATAACTACTATTCTGTCAAAAAGGTGGTGGCGTAAATGAATTTGTTCGATGGTAACGGCAATGCCGTGAATATCAGCGGTGGCAGTTCTTCCGTCAAGGCAACCCCTCTGGAATACAATTTCAGCGCATTCACCGCCATGATGGAAAAGAACAGCGGTGTCACCATCAAGGCAGAGTTTAAGAGTGAAGCACCGTTTGGTGACAAAATGTACTGCGGTGGCATCTGTGCCAATGACAAGATTTATTTTGCACCCAATACTGCCGATGCGGTCATGGTCTACGATACTGTGAACGATTATATCTATTTCATCGGTTCTGGTCTGGGCAACTTCCCGTTCAAGTACACGGGCATGGTGGCATATAAAGGCTATCTGTATTGCGTTCCCCGTGGTGTAAATAACATTGTACGGATTGACCCTATTACCGATGATGTGACCGTCATTGAACTGGGTACAAGCTATCCAGTCAATGCCAATAGTGGCGATAATGGTTATCTGAACAGCCACCATTATAACGGCTGTATTTCCGATGAAGGCTATCTGTATTGCCCCCCTGCATATGCAAGCACAAAACTGCTGAAAATCAACATGGACGATTTCACGCATGAGGAAATGGATTTCACTTGTTCCCACAGCACCACGTGGACTGGCTGTGTAAACATCCCTAGAAACAAGATTGTTTTCTTTGGCAATAAGGGATTCCGTGTGTGGGATTGTGCAACAGACACCATCGTTAAGGACGTGAATGTTGGTAGTAGTCTGGGCATCTATGACATGGCTTTCGACCCCCGTGATAATTGCTTGTATGGCTTCGGTGGTAACAAGTTCGCCAAACTGAATACCGCCGATTATACCTATACCAATTTCGGATGGATTAACAATCTGGACAATGCCTATGGCACAGTTATGGGTATTAACGGCAAGTTCTACACCGTCGGCATGGATGGTCGAGTGTATGCTGAAAACAAAGACAGCTATAACGGCAATGCAGTAGTATCGAGTGAATGCCAGACCGATGGTATGACAGTCTGTTCTGCTGGCATGGTTCTGGCAAACGATGGTTCTATCTATTCCGTACCTGGCAATGGTCGGCTGATTAAGGTCAGCTTTGAGGGTGTGACGGGTAGACTTCCTGATTACATCGTCACGGGCAGATATTACGGCAAGTATTAAACAACAAAAGCACAGCACTTCGGGGTGGTGCTTTTTATATGGGACAGTACCCAAGCGTTACACATGGATAGCAATCGGCACAGAGTAAAGGAGTGATTATATGAGTACACCTATTGAAACTAATACCGAAGAATTGCAGGAGATTCTGCAAACTGTCTATAATCTGCCCTTGGCTGGGGGTAGTGGTGATAGTTATGATTTGATTATTCCAATCTATTCGTCAGTATCGTATGGTACTGGAAGCTTAGTACCCGGTGATATTGGCGAGGTTGACTGGGATGCTGTAACGGCAACAAAGACGAAATTGGACAACGGTGAAAATGTACGGGTATTGGTTAAGGGTCATTATTGTGTCGATAGTGGTGGCTACCAACCTGTCAATATTTTCCCTGTTTCGGTAATTTCTTATTCCGATTTCCAACTGTATGTTGATATTTTGGTTGGCAATTATAACGGCGTAAACTCAGTTGCGCATATTGTTTTTGAAACAACCACCCAACAGGTTTTTACACAATGTTGGGAGATGAGTTTGACACAACGATGAACCTATACCTTATATGCGGAATCCCAGGTAGCGGAAAGACAACACTTGCCCATGAACTGGCAGAACATCACAAAGCAAAAATTCATTCTTACGATGATATTCCCAACGCAAGGCGAAATCTTGATAAGGATTATAAGATCAGAAACCAATGGATTGATGCTATGAACGCTGACCTGCTGGCTGGGCATAGTGTAGTCTGCGACAGTACCAACCTAACCAGCGAATCACGGAAGTGGATTACAGAGCGGATTGCACCTTGTAAAAAGGTTCTAATCGTCAAGGCTGTGCCGTTGGAAGTCTGTCTGCAACGCAATAAGGGCAGAGAGTACGAAGTGCCAGAGTACCAGCTTCAAATGGCTGTGCAAGCCATGGAACCACCCACCAAGGACGAAGGCTGGGATGCAATCTATCTCAGCCGTGAGTAAAGGAGGAAAGCTATGAGAAAGATTATCACAATCGTTTTAGTCGTGTTGCTGATCGCAGCTATGACCGTTCCTGCATTTGCAGCGAATATCGTCCCCATCGGCAAAACCATCATCTTCAAGATGCCTACCATTAAGACCGTAGACGTGTCTTATAGCACCGTCTATGAATCTGCTAAGGTAGCAATCATCAAGAACCTGTCCAAGATTCCTCTGAACTAAAATCAGCTAAATCGGGAGGGATAATGCAATGAACATTCCTAATAATTGCGCTGAATGTCCCTATACCAACACTTGCCCCTCTCCCCACTACGGTGGGGATGGGTGTAAGCATGAAAAAGAAATCAACATGAAAACAATCAATGAAACCCTAAAAGGAGGAGAGTAGTATGAGTTGTACAAGAAATGAAATCGTAAAGCAGATCCAGGCATGGGTCGGCCTGAAGGAGTCTGATGGCTCTTTCAAGAAAATTATCGATATCTATAACAGCATCAGCCCTCTGCCGGTAGGTTATAAGCTGAAGTATTCTGATGCCTGGTGTGCTGGCACTGTCTCTGCTGCGGCCCAGGTCTGCAACGCAACCGACATCATCCCGGCCGAGTGTAGCTGTCCCAGAATGATTGCCAAGGCTCAGAAAATGGGCATCTGGGTGGAGGACGATGCTCACAAGCCTCAGCCTGGTGATATCATCCTGTACGATTGGGATGATTCCGGTAACGGCGATAACCGTGGTGGTTCTGACCATGTTGGTATCGTAGAGAAAATCTCTGGTAATACCATCACCGTCATTGAAGGCAACTACTCCAACGCGGTCAAGCGTCGCAATCTACAGGTAAACGGTAAGTACATTCGCGGCTATATCGTACCTAAGTACGATGAGGCGCCTGTAGTAGAACCCGAACCCGAAGCGAAGGTTCCTGCCAAGGAGGAATATCCTCTGGAGCAGTTCGTCAGAGATATTCAGGGTGCTATCGGCGCGAAGGTGGATGGTGAAGCCGGTCCCGAAACCATCAGCAAAACCGTAACTCTGTCCAGATATGTCAATAGCAGACACAAGGCTGTGAAGTTCGTACAGAAGAGACTGCATGCTCTGGGTTACACTGAGGTAGGCGAGGCCGATGGTATTGCCGGCACTAAGTTCACCCAGGCGGTAAAGCACTTCCAGAAAAACAATGGTTGTGTAGCAGATGGTGAAATCACCATGAGAAATAAGACCTGGCGTAAGTTGCTTGGTATGGAGTAAGGAGGAATTGCTATGTTTGCAGAATTTATCAACGCATATGGCCTGACTATTTTATATTCCATTATCACCGCTATTGCAGGTTATGTCGGCATTGTGGTGAAAAACCTGGTTACTAAGTATCTCAACGATAAAACCAAGAAGGCTGTCGCAAAGGATGCTGTTAAGTTTGCCGAGCAGGTATATAAAAACCTGCATGGTGAGGAAAAGCTTAACGAGGCTCTGAAGGCAGCATCTGAGATGCTGGCAGAGAAAGGTATCACTATTACGGATCTGGAGCTGCGTGTTCTTATCGAAGCTGCTGTGGCAGAATTTAATAAGGCATTCGAAAAGAAAGCTGAAGTACCTGTAGAGGCATAAAAATAGGGGGCACCCGTCTTGGGTGCCCCTTGCTTTTTATGGAATTCTTTGCTAAAGTATAGGAAAATAAAGGTTTGCAAGATGTGTACATCATCTTATGCCACACGAACTAGGATGTGCAAGATGTACACATCTAAGCGCACTAAATCAGTAAGTCAATTTTCAAATGACACCCTGTGCTACGCTTGGGTAGCGGGAAGGTAGTTATCTCTATTTTCTCTATTATCTTCTTCAGGAATTTGTTCTTATCTTCCATAGACATCGACTCATTTCTAAGTGCTCTTATGGCATCTTCCAGAGCTACGATCCTCTCAGCATAATCCACTTCTTCTGGCATATTACATTCAGTTTCCCAGATTTGTTTTTCACACTGCTTCATCTTTTCACGCAGAGCTGAATTTCGTTTTTCGAAAAGCTCGAGCGTGTATTTTTTTGTCTCCAGCAGCTCATACTGGTTCTCTTCCTGTACCTTATATTCCTCTAGCTGTTTCTTTAATCCTTCCAGGATCCTTTGCTGGATAGCTCTAGCACTACCCTGATTGCTGTTTAATTTCGCCTGCAAGTCAGGGAGTTCAGATTGCTCCAGGGCCACAATGACAGCCTCATAAACATCCTTCATCTTTATGGATTTCATACAAGCCGGCTTCTGGGTATGACATGCAAATCGATCTTCGGCGTGGGAGTATGGCACTCTTCTCATAACGTGACCGCACTTAGAGCACACTAGGATTCCTGCCAAGGGATTTGAGAGTTTTAGGTCTCTGATAATACGAGGGTTATTGGTCCGTTTTTCATTCGCCTTGACGAATGTTTCATGATCAATAAGTGCTGGGTGTAGTCCATCTACAATAGCATAGTCGTCATCTTCCGACCACCTACGGTGTTGGACCACCTTACCGTCCTCTATAAGGGTTTTTGTTTTCCTTTTTCCCCAGATAACTTTACCATCGTAATGGTGGTTTGATATTATCTGCCGAAGCGTGGTATCTCTCCAATTATCTCCGGTTCTAGGCTTAATACCCATTGCGTCGAGTTTTCGCCCTATGGAGTGAAATGTTATGTTCTCATTGACGTACAGGTCGAAGATCATACGAACCACGTCTGCTTCCGTCTCATGAGGCTCTAGTGTACAAAGCTTACCTATCTTCACCTTCTTGTATCCGTAGGGTGCGTAGGATCCAATGTAAGAACCTTTTTTGGTTACAGCGATTTCCCTACCATTCGACAAGACCTCTTTGGTATACTCCAAATAGGAACTACCTCGGAGTAACTCATCCTGGAAGAATCTCTTCTCCATCCTGTCTTCCATGTTGTAGACCATCATAGGTGTGGCCACCAACGTGGACGTATACTGCAGTACTGTCATCAACGATCCGCAGTCGATGAGGTCACCTCTGGAAAGTCTAGAACAGTCACGGCAGATTATGCCGGCCACGTCTGGACTCTCTATTTTCCTCAAGACCTTCTGGAGCTCTCTACGGTCTGAAATTCGTTCGCCACTCACAATTTCACGGAATATATTTTCTTCCGGTATGGTGCGCCCTAGCTCCCTTAGCGCCCAATCTTGTAGCATTGTTTCATGTTTAGCAAGCACTTCTTCAATGGTTTCATTAGGATCGTCCTGTCTGGACTTACGTAGGTACATCAGCCATGTTTTGCGTTTTAATTCTGGCGACAATGTATTTGACATAGCTGAACATCTCCTTTCATTCGTTATTAACTGTCTAGGTATTTATCTATAATTTTGGCCTTGCGGTCATTTTCCTTTTTCCAGTATTCAATTTCCTGGAGAAGTCTGTCGATCCTCTCTACTGCTGTGTCATCAGAATAATCGAGATAGCAGGTGTGTTCGCCGACAGGCCCTAAAACAACCTGTTCTATTCTTCTAGCAGTAGCTCTCATGATATCCTGATCGAGATTGATTGCGGTGATTCGTTCAATGGTCTTTATGGACACATCTGCTTCTTTTGCGATATACGCATTGGTTAAATGATAATGTTCTTTTACATCACGAATTAACTCACACCAAGTTTGAAAATCATAATCTCTTGTAGGTCTTCCACCGCAGATGACCCTAAATCTAGGGCAGGAAAGGCATCTATAATATGGCTTGGTAGAAGGATCTCGCTTTGTTTTCATGGGGTTGCCCTCATTTCGTAATTATGATAGGGTTTTACCCTCTTATATTAGGGTGTCACCCTCGTATATTTCCGTGGAATCCCGTTATTATAGGGTGGAAAATTTGCTTTTGAAATGATAGGCTAAAGGCAGGTTAGAGATAACCTATCATCCCTGGTGTGGGGGTGAATAGTTTGGCGACTGGCGCCCCCACATCTATTAAATAGTCCTAGATATTGGACTCTTAGGTAGGTATTCTTAATTCAAACAAACGTTTGGCTGTGGTACAAATTACCACAATGTAAATTCGTGTCGAATCATTGACAATTTTGCGAAAACGGTTTACAATCCTAATTAGAACGCTTGTTCGTTATCATTTATTATGAAAGGGGTCGAATATTGTGAGCGAAACTGATCAAGAAATCTTTAAAGTAATCCGGGAAAGTGCGGACCCGGAGCTTGTGGCGCGATATATGATCAATCTTTGTTTGGATTATTTGCGAACACGCGACCCATTTCAAGAAACAGACGTTTCTGATCCTCGGGAATCAGCTTAAGTAAATCCCACAACTCTTTATCTACCCCGGTGAGCTGCGGCTCGCTGGGGGCTTCTTTATTTTCGTCCCATCCCATCAAGTATTCTTGAGACACATTAAACGCGACTGACAGTTTCTCGATAACATCTAATGGAATTTTAGTGGTCACGCCAGAGGCATATCTCTGGAGAGACGATTTTTTGATCCCTGTTAGCTTTTCCAATTCGACATAAGATAGGCCAGACTTATCGATTAACGCTTTGATTCTCTCAGAATGGATTGACACTTGTAATCACCTCCTATCTATATAATACTAGTTTATCCCGAAAATGCAATAGGAAATCAAAAAAATATTTGAAATCATCCCAAAAAAGGGTTGACAAGATTCGACACATGTGTTATTCTTTAATCGTCCCAGATGTGGGATAGAATTTGAGAGGAGGTACAACATATGGTAGACATCCAAAAACTTAAGTCCCGTATGGTCTTAAAAGGGTATAATCAGAAGCGTTTGGCGGCTGAAATGACCGCTCGTGGCGTAAAAATTAGTGAAAATACACTAAGTGCAAAGATGACCGGAGGGTCTAAATTTGACACCGATGACGCGAAGATTATTTGCGAAATCTTGGAACTCGTTAACCCGGCAGATAAGGCCGCTATTTTTTTAGCATAACCATCCCAAGAATGGGATAGAGCAGGTGGTGTGACATGACTACTGAATGGCAAACCAACGTGCATGAGGGCTACCGCACTAAGTTCTTGCAGGTAGGAAATTGCACCATTGAAGTTAATCGCCCCATTCTCACTCCAGAGGAGCAGAAGAGGCGAGAGGATCGAGTGATTGGAGCTATGAAATGCTTCGGAAAGGATTCTAAGAAATGAATCACGACAATTTTGAAACACACATGATTGACTTTGTCAATCGTAATGCCCAGGAAGAAGAGGTAATCCGTGGTGAGGCCCTCCGCGAACAGATGGAGTCAGCAGCTAACCTGAAACGGAAGAAGGCTACCAAGGCTGTTATCGAGTACATCCTTTGGGTTATAGCAGTCATCGGCGTCGTGGCACTGATGTCTTTTGCGTATTATTTGGGCATCATCCAAGCGGATATTGCTATCCCAGCATCTTCTCTGTTTACATTCATCGCCGGCGTAAGAATCAATACTCTGGCAATTCGCATCTCTAAGTACGGAGGTAGATTATATGTGGGTTAACAATGACTGCCCGTGTACTAAAGATTGCCCTGACCGATGGGTAGCGGTTGACGGTTCGACCCCTCACACCTGTCGCGGCATTTGCAAAAGATACGAAAAGTGGGTGAAGAAGCGCGAGGCAGACAAGAAGGCACACGCAATACGCATGGAAGGCGTTGCTATGACCCACGCTCAGAAGAAAGCGCACTGGGCATCTAAGCGTAGGAACCCCTACAAAAATTGCATCAAACGATTTTCTGAATAGGAGGTTATGGATGAGCAATAAGAAATTAGGAAATCAATTTGAAACTGAGTTATGTGAGATCCTCTCCATGTATGGATTCTGGTGCCACAACATGGCGGCAAATGCAGCAGGCCAGCCGGCTGATGTAATTGCCGTGAGAAACGGCCAGGCATATCTGATTGACTGCAAGGTCTGCTCCACCGCTAGGGGATTCGACTTGAGTCGTGTGGAAGAGAATCAGGAGCTCGCAATGAGCCTGTGGCACGAGTGTGGCAATCACCAGGGATGGTTCGCCATTAAATTACCCAATGGTGAAATCTTCATGGTACCTCACATCGTGATAAAAGCATGGGCACATGGCCATTCACATATGTCTCCCTCAGAGATTTTCGAAGTTGGCAAGCCTATTGAAAAGTGGGTGAAGAAATGTCGGTAACAGTATCCAATGTCATCACAATCGACCACCCGTCGCGTGAATTGCTGTCCTGGTGTACGCAAAACTTGCGTATTCGTAATCCCGATTATGACAAAAAGGTGCGAATGCATTTCTGGATCGGTAACACTCCCGAGTGGCTCTACCTCTATGAGATTCACGGTGAGCAGCTGGTACTCCCCTTCGGTACTTTCAGAAACATCATCCCAATGATCGATATCAATGATGTCAAGATGGATTTCCCGGCAGCGGAGAAAATCGATTATGGTTGCAAGATTCCTCTGTATGACTACCAGGAGAAAGCAGTCGAGGAAGTCTACTGGAAGCACTACGGTATCATCCAGAGTCCCGCTGGATCCGGTAAGACGCAGATGGGTATCTCCCTAATCGCTAAGTTGGGCAAGAGAGCACTGTGGCTAACCCACACGAAAGACCTACTGCTGCAGAGCAAGGAACGTGCCAAACAGTACATGGGTGGAGCTCTCCTGGGAACGATTACAGAAGGCAAGGTCGACATCGGCGCCGGCATTACATTCGCCACGGTGCAGACCATGTGCAACCTGGATCTGACTCAGTACAAGCATATGTGGGATGTCATCATCGTAGATGAGTGCCACAGAGTAGCCGGTACTCCCACCGCAGTAAGTCAGTTCTCCAAGGTACTGAATTCCCTGGCAGCAAAACACAAATACGGTCTATCCGCTACGGTACACAGGTCCGACGGATTGATCAAAGCCACCTTCGCTCTAATGGGAGATGTCATCTATACGGTGCCTGCTGAGGCTGTAGCAGACAAGATTATGAAAGTTGGTATCTGCCCTGTGCCTACTGGAATTGGTATCTCACGAGCCTGCATGAACACTGATGGCACTCTTAACTACGCCAAGCTGATTGGTTACCTAGCTGAGAACGAAGAACGCAACCGGTTGATCGTAGAGCATATCGAAGCAGATTGGGAGCGTCCATCCCTGATACTGTCCGACAGACTAGGTCACCTAGAGACACTGATGGCGATGCTGCCGGCGGATATGCGAGAGGATGCAGTAATGGTCAGCGGTAAGATGACCACCAAGAAGGGAAAAGCGGAACGTGAGCAAGCGATTGCAGACATGCGCTCCGGTGATAAGAGGTACTTGTTCGCTACCTATTCCCTGGCAAAAGAAGGTTTGGATATACCTTGTCTGGAGCGGCTGTACATGGCTACTCCCCAGAAGGATTACGCAGTGATCACGCAGGCCATCGGACGTATCGCTAGAACATCTAGGGGAAAAGCAGAACCCGTCTGCTATGACTTCGTGGATGATATCCAGTACCTAGTAAAAGCATATAAGAAACGTTGTACGACCTATAAGAAGAATGGTGCGTACTTCGTAGAGAGGTGATGAGCCATAAGATTTATTACTTATGACTGTGAAGTCTTCGCCCATGACTGGATAGTAGTCTTCAAAGATTATGAAACCAAGCACTTCACAGTCGTCCACAACGACAACGATGCACTGCGGGCCTGTATTGACGATGACTCCGTCTACTGTGGTTTCAACAGCAAGGGATATGACCAATACATCATCAAGGCCCTCTGCGCGGGATTCTCTCCGGAAGAGGTCAAGCAAGTCAACGACTGGATCATCGCCGGCAACCAAGGCTGGGAATGCCCCCTACTGAAGGGAGTACGCTTCTGGTTCAACAATATCGACATCAAGGATGATATGCAGATGGGCCTTTCCCTGAAGGCTATAGAAGGCCACCTTGGTATGGATATCTGCGAGTCGGAAGTAGACTTCACGCTGGAGAGACAGCTCACCAGAGAGGAACTTGACTCCACTATTTACTACTGTATGCACGACGTAGATGCTACTGAGCGGATCATCGAGCTCCGGAAGAACTACCTCCAGAACAAGATTAACATCGGCAAGCTGGCTGGCCTGGATGAGGTCAAGGCCATGAGCATGACCAACGCCAAGCTAACTGCAGCACTTCTGAAGGCCCGTCTCACAGAGCATGACGATGAGCGAGAGTATAAGTATCCTGAGAATTTGCGTCGAGAATACATTCCCCAGGAAGTGTTTGATTTCTTCGACAGGATGAAGGATGACACGCTCTCCGATAAGGATGTATTCACCGGCAAGCTGAATATTAACATCGGAGAATGTCCCGTGACCATCGGATACGGTGGTATCCACGGTGCGATTCCGAATTTCCTGTGGAAAGAGGACGGCAGCAGAATCATACGTAACTACGACGTTGCTTCCTACTATCCACATTTAATGACGCTATACGGGTACACATCCCGTAACATTCCTTCACCTGAGATCTTCTCCGAGGTCCTGGAAAGCAGAATGAAGGCCAAAGCGGCCGGTGATACAGCCACAGCAAATGCTCTAAAGCTGGTAGTCAACACCACCTACGGAGCTTCACTCAATAAGTATAACGACCTATGTGATCCCCTGATGGGACGCTCAGTCTGTATCACGGGACAGCTGTTCCTGCTGGAGTTGGCACAACATCTATATATTAATGTATCCGACCTCAGAATCGTGCAGCTGAACACCGACGGTATCATGATTGAATTCGATGATAGTCAGTACGACCAGGTTCAGGAGATCCTGGATGAATGGCAGAAGCGCACAGGATTTGAACTGGAAGAAGACAGTATTGCTCAGATCGCCCAGAAGGACGTAAACAATTATGTTGAGGTCCAGCCCAGCGGTAAGTTCAAAACCAAGGGTGGTTACTTGGTTAGAGGTATCGCACCGGCAGGCGCATTCAATGTCAATAACAACGCCACCATCGTGGCAAAGGCCCTGGTCGAATACTTCGTACACAGTACCCCTCCCGAGGATACCATCAACGCCTGTGACGACATCTTCCAGTTCCAGATGATCGCCAAGGCCGGCGCAAAATACCGGGAGGCATACCACATGGTCGATGGAGAAAAGGTCCCGGTGCAGAAGGTCAATCGCATCTATGCTACCACGGATCCCCGCTACGGAAAGCTGTTCAAGGTGAAAGCTGAGAATGATTCCGAGGCAAAAATCGAGATGCTCCCGGAACACTGCATCATCGACAATGACAATCATTTATCTATTACCGATGTAGACAAGCAATTTTACATCGATATGGCAAAGAAACGTATCAATGATTTCATGGGTATCAAACCCGAAAAGAAAGGAAGGAAATCCAAAATGGCAACACCCACCAATATCACGATCAATGCCGCCCCCAAGAACGTCTATCAGAAGTTGCTGGAGGCAAGAGTTCTCTTCATGGAAGAGGATGTCAAGAAGTCCGGTAAGAACATGAATATGTCCTACAAGTACTTCGAGCTCCAGGATATCGTCCCGGTAGCTACTCCCATTTTTCAGAAGGTAGGTCTGCTGCCTGTAACCAACTTCTCCGAGGAAGAAGCCACCATGACCATCATTAATGTGGAGGCTCCTAATGAATTCATCATTTTCAATTCCCCCATGCGTGAGATTGCTCCCATTGTCAGTAGTAAGGGCACTGAGGTTACCAACGCCATCCAGCGTCTGGGTTCCGTGGAAACCTACCAGCGTAGATATCTGTACATGGTTGCTCTGGATATCGTTGAGTCTGATTCCATTGAGCCTATGACCGGCAGCAACCCCGCTCCCGCTCCTAAGCCTGCCGCACCTGTTACTCCCGAGAAGAGACAGGAAGTCGCTAAGAACCTGACCGCTCCCGATGGTAACGCTACTGAGCTGCAGATCAAGGGTCTGAAGGCAGCACTGGCCAAGCTGATTGAGAAGGATCCCACCCAGGAAGAGTTTGTTTCCCAGGTAGCGCTGCAGACCAATGGTCTCACCGAAATCACCAAGGCTGACTGCGAGAAGTTGCTGCAGGCCATCACCGCTATGTTGGAGGTTGAATAATGTTTCCTGAAATGACGCTCTGTCCTCACAATGTCGGAGTCGAATGTGAGACTCCAGCGTGTGAGCAATGTGGTTGGTACCCGCCGGTAGCAGAGAAGAGAAAGAGGGAAATCATGAAGCAGAAAAAATATAAGATTCCGTTCACTGGATACTGCGAGGTGTGGGCAAGATCTCCTGAAGAGGCTGAGAAACTGGCTGACAACGGCGATATGTTCTACGCTGAGTACGACTTCGGTGAACCGGTTTCCGAGGAGGAATCAGAATGAAGTGGGTAGATAGTCACATCGAAGTGGCACCACACAAGAAACCTAAGAAAATCACGGCAACTAGATTTGCCACCATCCTTGGTCTGAACCCCTGGTCATCCGCATTCGAGGTATGGTGTGAGATCACCAAGACCTACCAGAAGCCTTTCGAGGATACCATCTATACCATCGCTGGTAAGACCATCGAACCCAAGCAGATTGATTACATGCATCGTGCTTACGGTATGTACAATCTGAAAACCCCTACCGATATCTACGGTGCGGATTACTTCAAGAAGACCTGGGGCGATTTCTTCCATGATTGGGATGTCCTCGGTGGCATGTGGGACTCCCTGCTGGTCGATGAGAACGGTAAGCCTGAGGCAGTACTGGAATTCAAAACGACCAAACGTGCAGAGGATTGGGTCAACGATGTCCCCGAATACTACGCGCTGCAGGCAGCACTCTATGCCTACATGCTGGGTGTAGATGATGTCATCATGGTGGCGTCCTTCCTGGAGTCTAAGGATTACGAGCATCCCGAGAATTTCGTACCTAGTGCATCCAATACCATCACTGTAGAATTCAAGGTTTCTGAGCGCTATCCCGATTTCCACAGAATGGTTGCTCAAGCGGTTGCATGGTGGAACACCCATGTAGTCACCGGCATCAGCCCTGACTTCGATGAGAAAAAGGATGCTGAGATCCTGAAGGCACTTCGCACCAACAACGTCAATCCCGATACAAATATCGACGCTTTGATTGCTGAAGCGGAGAAGTTGAAAACGGAAATGGAGGCTGTATGTGCCTCTGTAGCTGATAAAGAAAAGCAGCTGAAGACATTAACCGACCATATTAAAAAGGTCCTCATGGACGCATTCAGACCCAATGATGTTGCCGTAGAGCACAAGGGTGGTAGCTATGTATGGTCCGTTACCAAGCATGAGTCCACCGAAATCGACAAGGCCGCACTCGAAGCAGACGGTCTTCTCGATAAGTATTCCAGGAAGAAAGAGACCTTCCGTATCAATTCTAAATCTATTTAATTTCAAGGAGGATATTAACAATGGCAAGAATTCCTATGACTGGTGGTTTCCAGATTATTCCCGAGGGCGTACAGGTCCTGAAAATCGTTGATGCTCAGTACGATGAGGACTTCGGCAAGGCTATTTTTACCCTGGCAAATTCCAAGGGTGCTACCTGCCGTGAGCAGTTCTCCCTGCTGAAGTCTGACAACACTCCCAACGAAAAGGCTCTGAACGCATTCAGTTTCTTTGCTAAGACCGCCATGAATAATTTCGACATGGAAGATGTAGATCCTGCTGAACTGGTTGGTCACTACATTCGCGCTGAGGTCATCCACAATAAGGTTCCTTCCACCCAGGATCCCACCAAGATGAAGACCTTCGTCAACCTGGGTGAAAAGGCTCCCGCTGATGGTTTCGATGATGCTACCACAGCAACTGCCACCAAGCCTGCCGGCCTGGACCTGGCCGCTCTGCTGGGTAAGTAATCCCATATAGGTGGGGAGCATTTCCCCACCTTAACCCAATTGCATAAATATCCATTAAATATACAGAAAGAGGTTTGTTCATGACCTATTTGGAAAAATTGAAGCTAGATCACCCTAGTTGGGATGACGAGGGTATCATTGAGGGTCGGTGTCCTAATTGGGACTTCGACGTTGAGACCCCGCATTATTGTAATTCCGATGATGAGGATTGCGAGAAATGTTGGAACAGAGAAATTCCCGGTACAGAATGCACCACTGAAACAGTAACAAGTGCAGATGTTCTGCCTGACGGTAATTGGTGGCCCACTATTCGAGACAGCGGTGACAGACGAGAGTTTAGTACCGGCGCTGTACGTGATATGGCAGAAGGCAAGGGTGACATGATCTCCATGCCTTGGGAAGCACTCCTGAGATTGTCCAAGCACTACGAAGCCGGCGCCAAAAAGTACAATCGTTGGAATTATCGCAAGGGTATCCCAGTGTCAAGTTTCATAGATTCCGCCTGTAGGCACCTTGCGAAGTACCAGTGTGGTATGGACGATGAAGACCATCTCGCTGCAGCTGCATTTAATGTCTTGGGTGCCATGCTGATGGAAAACACCATGCCCGATATGCAGGACTTACCCGCTCGTGAGGGTAAAAAGACCTTTAGTTATGTATTTGAGGAGGAAACCTAATGAACGTAACACTCGTACAGGCAACACCCAATCCGGTGGAGACCATCGCTAAGATTGCCTCCATCTGCTATGACAGTGATCCCAAGGACCCTATGGCCCTGGTGAAGCACCTTTACGCAGGTGGCCATCATAGTGTGTTTGAGCATATCTACTTCACCTTCAAGATTGAAGGTATCTCCCGGGCCTGCTCCCATCAGCTGGTGAGACATCGGCATTGTTCCTTTACCCAGCGTAGCCAGCGGTATTGTTCCGAAGAAGGGTTCGAGTATGTAACCCCCGCCACGATCGACGCTACTGAGTTCAGAGGCGACATGGGCATAATCGAAGGCTTTTACAGCTACTACCAGGGGCAGGATGTCCCCAACGAGGATGCCCGTTATATCCTCCCCAATGCCTGTGCCACCTCTCTGTACATGTCTCTCAATCTGCGAGAACTGATACACATGTGTAATGAGCGTCTCTGCACTCGCGCTCAGTGGGAAATCCGGGACCTGGTCAAGCAGATGCGTGAGCTAGTAGAACCCAGACTGTGGTTCATGCTCGTACCTAAATGTAAGAGTGGCAGAATCATCTGCAACTCCCCCTGTGGTGGATCAAAATGACTTTTAAGAAATTCAACGGTCAAATATTTGGCGTAGAACTTACTAAGAAAGAGGAGAAAGTTCTACATGAGAGAGTCAATCAGCAGATTATCGAAAATCACCATAAATTTGTTGACGATTTCGACTACATGGTGATGAAGATCCTGCACGATCACTTTGGCTTCGGTTTCACCCGCCTGAGACGTTTTTACGATGTTTTCAACGTGGAAAACGATGCCCTGGAAAAGCACTACGAAATGGCTGATGCTGGCGTATATATCGCCCGCAAGGAAATGAACGATATTGGAGTCAATATCGAAGAATGGAACCGTGAGAGGAGTGAATAAGTTGAAAAGATACTATGCAGAATACGTGAGACATTGTCTCCGCTTTTATGTGATGACCCTGGATGTAGGGTCCTGTCCCAAGTTCAACACCGAGGTGGATAAGAATAACTGGATGGCCTGCCACCTATCCGTGAAGAACATCGACCCCAAGACTATGGAGGTCATTAAGGAAATCTATCGTCCTGGCGACACCATCCCCGACAAGGTGTATCAGCTGTCTAAGGATCTGAGAGTCTCCCAGGACTCCATCTGGAACATCATCAACACCCTGGAGCGTAACGTCGCTAAGAAGAGAGGATTGTTATGATCAACTACGATAACATCCCTGAAGAGCTTCGGCAGCTGAAGCAGTGGGTGTGCGTTTCCGAAGGCAGTAAGGCGCCGAGGCAAGCACTGACTTACTTCCCGGCGTCTTCCACCAACCCCGCCACCTGGTCTACCTTCGAGGATGCAGTACTGTCAGTAAAGCTGGGTCTTCACGACTACATCGGCTTTGTGTTCAATGACAATGGTATTGTGGGTATTGATCTTGACGATGCAATGCCATATGGTATAGCGTCCCCGCTTGCTACCGAAATTGGTCATCTGTGTTCCAGTTACACGGAGATATCCAAAAGCGGAACCGGCCTCCACATTTTCGTAAAGGGAGATATCCCATTTAAAGGTAAGAATAACCTTAAAGGCATCGAAATCTACAAGACCGGGAGATTCTTCATCATGACAGGTGAGGTACTTAGCTTCCAATATCTCATAAGCAATCAAGATGCTTTAGATACGATAGTGGAAAAATACTTCCCAGAAACCAGGGAAAAGAAATCCACCACGGTCACCCCTCGCATCTATAACCCAGAATGGGATTGTCCCAAGGGTAGCAAGAGGATCCGAATCAAACCCAACTATCCGGTTATTCCGGACGGTTGCAGAAATATCTGCCTCACTTCCCTGGCGGGCATGATGCACTCCATTGGTTATAGTAAGGGGCAGATTTACCGGGAGCTGCAGTACGCCAATAATACTGCATGCCGGCCTCCACTACTCGACAATGAGCTAAAGGCCATTTGCAACAGCGTAACCAAATATCTTAGATAGGAGATCCTTCATGGAAGAATTAAGATTCGTACAAATCACAGAAAGCTATGGTGTTCGGATCGTGTATCTGAATACCACCAAGGTAATCTATGCCATCGGTAGCGGTGGCAGTCCCAGAACCGTTACCATGATGTGTAACCCTGATGGTACGCCTATGATCTATAAGGAGGGTACTCATGCTGATTCCTAAACATCACCGGAAATTCCTATGGTCCATCGGTCACCCTCACCTGTTCTGGTATAGTCTCCCCCATGTGGGCGTTTGGTGACCGCTACAAGTTCAAGGATGGAAGCGTGGCATACATCTTTGAGGATGAGATTATCACCATCCGAAAGAATGCCAGAATCCTGTGGAGGAAAGAAAATGTCTAGGGGATACAATAATTATTACTCCGTGTACCTGCGTAAGACGGATATGCCGGTCATTATCCATGGTAACACCTTGGAGTGCATGGCGGCTATGGGCATATCACGAGCATCGTTTTACTCCTATTTCTCTCATACCAAACACGGGACCCGGAAGTGCAAGTATGAGGTATATAAAGATGAGGAGGATGAGTGATGGCAAATGAAAAACGGCTGATTGATGCCAATGCGTTGAAGAGAGATCGGAAGAGCGTCGTGTAGGGAAAGAGTGTA